TGACTTACAAAAACTTGATCTATTCCTTGCAGGAGCTAATCAAATAGTAGGACCACAAGCAGTAGCACAGTATGTTAACGTATCAGATTACTTCAAGAGAAGAGCTACTGCGTTAGGTATTGAAACAGAAGGTTTAATCAAATCAGATGAAGAAATTCAACAAGCTATGCAGCAAGCCCAACAACAAGAGATGATGATGAAGTTGGGTACACCTGCCGTAGCACCTGCTATCAATGCTGCACAAGAGCAGTACATGGCTAGTCAACAACAACAACCACAAGAAGAGTAAAGAGAGATATGGCTGAATTACACCGAGTAGAGATAAATGAGAAAGCACCACAGGAGATTGACCCCGAATCAGAAGAAGCTGTTGAAGCAGTACCTGAAGAACAGACGGAAGATAATAGACCTGAGTGGTTACCAGAAAAGTTTAAAAGTCCTGAAGACATGGCTAGTGCCTATAGTGAACTTGAAAAGAAAATGGGAGCAGGGGTTGAACAGGAGGAAGAATCTGAAGTACAAGAAGAAACCGATGACACTCAAGAGGAAGACTTGGATAGTAACAATATTGTTGTGGAAGCTTCTAAAGAGTTCTTTCAAAATGATGGTAAGCTATCTGAGGAGACCTATGAGAATCTTGCTAAAGCTGGGATATCGAAGGAGATAGTAGATAGCTATGCTGCTGGTCAACAGGCACTTATGCAAAGTGAAGAAGGTAGCATCAAGTCTGTAGCTGATGGGAATTGGGATCAAATGGCAGAGTGGGCTTCTAACAACTTATCTCCTGAAGAGGTAAATACCTTTGATGAAATCGTACAGAACGGTACAGTTGAACAAGCTAAGTTAGCCACTAAAGGATTGTACGCTCAATTTAAAGCAGAGAATGGTGTTAGTCCTCGACTAGTACAAGGAGCAGTTAACAAGTCATCTACTATGCCCTTTCGTTCCATGCAGGAATTAGCTCGTGCTCAATCTGATCCTAGATATAGGAGTGGAGATAAAGCATATCACGAAGAGATTGACAGACGTATATCTGTCAGTAATATATAGACTTTTATTGTAGGTTTGAAGCCTTGGACTCCATCTTTTTTCTTGCCAGTGTTGGTTCTGGTTCTTTTTGGTGGATGTTCCAAGGCTTCTTTTTATCCTTTAATAGGCAGTGTAGGTGGGGCAACTGTTGGTAGTCTTGGTGGTCCTGGTCCTGCTGCTGGTGGTGCTGCCCTTGGATGGGGACTAGGAGAGGGTGCTAAGTTAATGGAGGAGAACAAAGGATTAGCTAAGAAAGTTAAAGCTATATCTGAAGGAGATGTACAGGAACTTGTACAACAACAATTAGATGAGAAGATGGATAACGGATTCTTTGACTCTATGTTAGATGAAGTATATGGTTTCTTGAAACTATGTCTTGTAGGTGTTATTCTATGGAACATAGTACCTATATTTTATACCCGATACGTACAGAAAAAATCTAATAATAATGATAAATCAATTAAAAAGACTAAGAAGAATTTATAATAACTTGAGCAAGAAGGAGAAGGCTATTGTCTTGACTGTTCTATGTTTAGGTGGAATTATAATACTTAATTTACTTTAACAGACAATTAGTAGTACTAATGTTAAGACCCACTGCGGTGGACAATCTCGATCAAAGGTTCAAACGAAAGTCGAAAAACAAATACTAATAATAATAACAATTACAACACACATATATTATGGCTAATAATGGATTAACATACCCCTCACGTGTAGGAGAGATTAATAGTACTGGTAATGTAGATGCTTTGTTTCTTAAAAAGTTTAGTGGAGAAATCTTACAAACTTTTGAGGAGTCGAACGTCTTCAAACCTTTACACACTGTCCGCACAATCGAAAACGGTAAATCAGCTCAGTTCCCAGTTACTGGAATTGCTTCTGCTTCTTACCACACACCTGGCGACAACATTGCTGAGGCTAATGACGGAGCAGGAAATGCTACTTACCTCAGTGACATCAAAAAGGCAGAACAAACCATCACTATCGATAAGATGTTGTTGGCTTCTACCTTCTTGGCTAACATTGATGATGTAAAGAATCACTACGATATTCGTTCCGTTTACGCGAACGAGATTGGTAAAGCTCTTGCTCTTCGTTTTGATAAAGCAGTAGCTAAGTCATTCATAGGTGCAGCTCGTTCATCTGCTGTTATCGCAGGCGGTAAAGTTGGAGGCAGACTAGACGTTCCTAATAACGATTTTAGTGATCCAGGTGTTGTTGGTACTCCTGAAACTGTTACAGGTGCTGAGTTAGTTGCTGCCTTTTTTAGTGCTGCTCAGAAGCTTGATGAAAATGACGTTCCTAGTGACGGTCGTTTCGCAGTGCTTCGCCCACAAGAGTATTACAGGCTTATTACTGGTGGTGCAGGTGCTCTTGCCATCTCTACTTCTGCCGTCAATAAAGACGTAGGAGGTTTAGGTAGCGTTGCTACTGGATCAATCCCTCAGATTGCAGGTATCACTATCTACAAATCTAACAACATCCCTTCAACTGATTTGACTTCCGCTACTGGAACAAACTCAGGAGATGCAGGTAGTAGTAATGATTTGTTTGCAGCTACTGACGGATATGACGGTGACTTCCGCAATAGTTTGGGTATCGTAGGACACTCTGCTGCTGTCGGAACGGTTAAGCTTCTTGATCTTGCTACTGAGTCTGAATATCAGATTGAGCGTCAAGGTACATTGTTCGTTGCTAAGTATGCTATGGGACACGGAATCCTCCGTCCTGAGTGTGCTATCGAACTTATTGCTTAATAAGGATTCTCTCTTCGGTGTGGGGAGGGGGGACTGCGTAGCGGAATCCCTTCCCTTCACTGATATTTTTATTTACTAAAGAATGCTATGGCTTTAACGACTAAACTTGATGCAGTAAACATAATGATCTCTGTAATAGGAGAGTCTCCTGTTAATACATTAGGAGGCACAAGTGCTGTTCCTGTGACTGTAGTTCAAGCAGAGTCTGTTTTAAATGAAACAAGCAAAGCAATCCAATCGGAAGGTTGGCATTATAACACTGAGTATGATTATCCTTTAGTTCCTGATTCAGGTACTAGTAAGATTACTCTTCCTGTTAACACTTTAAAAGTAGATTTAGACCCTGAGTTGAACACGGATACTGATCCTGTACAAAGAGGTCTTAAATTATACGACAGGAAAAACCACAGGGAAACTTGGACTAAGACCTTAAAAGCTATTATAACTTTTGAGTTAGCTTACGAAGAATTACCTGAACAATTTAGACATTACATATCTGTTAAAGCAGCTCGTATATTTGCTGCTCGATTCTTAGGTAGTCGAGAGATAGAAGGTTTTGCTTTAAGAGATGAGATTGAAGCGAAAGCAAGAGCTATTGAGAGTGACTCTGAGAATGCAGACAGAACCATCTTCGATAACTACAGCGTCTTACGAGTACTTGATCGATAGAGATGCCGTTGCTAGTAAACAGTGTTCCTAACTTAGCACAAGGGGTTTCACAACAACCTGACAACTTACGTTTTCCAGGGCAATGTGACGAACAGATCAATGCTTGGGCTACTGTTGTAGAAGGACTTGTTAAGCGTCCTAATACAAGGCACGTCAATAAACTATTCACTCATCCTGTTAGCGATGATGCCTTTGTTCAATACATAGACAGAGATGATGACAACAGGTTTGCTTGTGTATTAGAGAATAAAGTATCTCTTTGTGCAGTCTCTCTTTTCAATTTAAACACAGGCAGTCCTGTGACGCAGGTTAGTATAAGTACACGAGCACAAACGTATTTAAACAATATATCTAATCTTAGAGAAGATGTTAAAGCACTTACAGTAGCTGATTATACTTTCATAGCCAATAAAGAACAGACTGTATCTATTTCTTCTTCTCAACTTTCAGAGCCTTTAGAAAGGGAAGCTTTACTCTTTGTTAAACTAGGAGACTATAAGAAAAACTATAACGTGTACATCGATGATCTCTTAGTGCCTTTTAATAATGCAGCACTTCCAAGTGCACACACAAATGAACACACACCTCACGATGATTACCCTGCTACATATCGTAGTGGGGGTGGGGCAGCAAGTGATGGATTTGACGCTGATACAGGACACATTGCAAAAGACCTCAGTGATTTAATAGCTTATAACTACACTCAAGCCACTAATGTTATATCTAGCATTACAGTTACAAATGGAGGAGGAAATTATACAGCTGATTTAAATGCTTTATCATCAAATATATTAGTTGACAGTTTTCGAGTGACTGCTGTTGTAGAACAGTATGATAGTAATGGAGTTTTAAAAGGACAAGGAGCAAAAGGTGTTTGTGATGTCCAAGGAGGTGTAATACAAAGTGTTACTATGCTGTACGGAGGAACTGGATACGATAGTTCTTACCCTGACCCTATAATTCAATTTATACCTGAAGTAAAAAGTCCAACAACAGAGTGGAGTTTTGAAGTTTGGGGTGGGTTGAACTTTTTATACCCCAATCTTTTTCCTACTCCTACACCACTTGCGACAGGAACTACTACATTATCAGCATCAGGTGCGATTAGGACAGAAAATAAAGATGCTATTATTAAAATCTCTAGGGTTTCTTATGTATCTCATAACAATAAATTTTACAAGTGCATACAAAACCACACAGCATCCAGTACAGATGAACCTGGAGTAGGTGCAAATTACTCTACATATTGGATAGAAACAACAAGGACAGATTTAGCTTCACCTTGGGCTTTAACTACTAGTTATGTAATAGGCAGTGACTTTTCGATAAGAGCTGCGGATGGACTAGCGGATCAAGGACTGGGTGTTATTTACAAAGAAGTTTCTAGCATAACAGATTTACCTGCTAAATGTTATAATAATTTTAGAGTTAAAGTAATAGGTGATCCTGAACTAGACCAAGATGACTACTATGTAAGATTCAAAGCAAAGGATAATAAAGAATTTGGAGAAGGTACTTGGATAGAAACTATAGGATGGAAAAATGAAGATGATACTGAAGGAGCATCAGAAGGTATTAAATCACTTTTAAACCCTAATACTCTGCCTTTACAGTTAAAACCTACAGATACTTCCTTTAATTACTGGACCTTAGATGTTGCTTCTTGGGAACCAAGGAAAGTAGGAGATGATAGAAGTAATCCTGCTCCTAGCTTAGTGGGAAGTAAAGTTAAAGATATGTTCTTTTTTAAGAATAGACTAGGCTTCTTGACTAAGAATAATGTATTGTTCAGTGAAGCGGATGAGTACTTTAATTTTTGGAGGACAAGTGTTTTAAGTTTATTAGACTCCGCTCCAATTGATGTTGGTATTAGTCACACAAAAGTAGTGGAGTTACAACACGCTGTTCCTTTTCAAGAGAAACTTGTAATCTTTTCCAATAGAACTCAGTTTGTATTAAGAGGGAGTGAATTGCTTACTCCTAAAACAGTTAGCATTACACCGACAACAGAGTACGATTCTTCGGAGACAATTACACCTTTAGTAATTAATAACTATTTATACTTTAATTTTAAAAGGAATAATAGTGAAGGATTAATGGAGTACTATGTAGATGCTGATAATAATATATTTGATGCTTCTGAAATAACTTCACAAATACCTACTTATATCCCTTCGACTTTAGAGTTAATGGTGGGTTCTTCTGTTCAAGATTTAATCGTAGCTTTGAACGGTGATAGAACTACAATGTTTGTTTATAAATTCTTTTGGCAGAATAAAGAGAAGGTACAATCAGCTTGGCAAAAGTTTACATTCTCCAGGGAAATAATCAGTGCTCATTTTATCGAAGCTAATCTTTTTGTTATCACTAAAGACTCCGAATCTACTTACTTAGAGAAGCTACCTATGGAGAACAACTTAAAGGATGGTAATGATAGCTATACTTTATTGTTAGATAGTAGGTTGGATAAGTCTGAGTTGTCTTTTAGTTATAGTGCATCGACTAAGTTAACTACTATAAGTGGATTTCCTTATGATCCTAATGGAGTTGAGATATATTCAAAGACAGGACATAAGTATCCCTTTACAAGGACATCCACCACAGAAGGTACAGTCACAGCTGATTTAACAAGTGTCGATTTTGTAGCAGGTTTTCCTTATGATATGTTATACAAGTTCTCAGACCAATCATTAAAGCAACCCACAGAAAGAGGAGGAAGATCATCTACTGATTACGCTTATCAAACAATAAGAAGTGGTAGCTTGAACTACGCTGAAACTGGACACTTTACTGTAGAGATAACTCCTAAATTTAGAGATACATATAGCTATGCTTTTAATCCTGAAGTACTAGGTTCTAACTTAACACTTAATACTTTTGTACCTCAAGACGGACATTTCAGATTCCCTGTCCAAGCACAACCTAATGACGCTACTATTCAAATTAAATCTTCTAGTGCTTTACCAGTGAAAATACTTGCAGCTGAATTTGAATCTATGATGATACCAAGAAGTAGAAGATATGGAAGTTAGAATAGAACCTAGTATGCCCACCCTTGATGCTCCTTTGTTATACGATGACTTACGAGAAGAAGATATGATGGAATGTATCGGTCTAATGTTTCACCCTAGAGATGCTGTGTACGGATCATTTGAATCAAGTAGTAAGTGCTACAGCATCAAGACAGATCAAGACGGTCTATTAGCAAGCTTTGGAGTATCTCCTAGGAAGAATGTAGGCATAGCTTGGTTGTTAGGGACAAGGAATTTTTGTAAGATAAAGAAGAAGTTTGTTAAGGATTCACAAGTGTGGATTGATGACTTGATGCAAGGCTTTGATTACTTAACAAACTATGTCATGGAAGCTAACACTTTAAGTATTAGGTGGTTAACTTGGTTAGGTGCTACCTTTGAGGATTGCAATATCCATGGTTATAAGTCATTTAAGATAGAGAGGAAGTAATATATTATGTGTAATCCAGCAGCAGCAATGGCAGTAGTAGGAGGTCTCCAATCAGGGGTTCAATTCGCAGGTGCTAGACAACAAGCTAAACAACAAGCAGCCGCTCAAGCTCAACAGGCAGCGTATCAAGCCCAATCGTCAGCTGCTGAAAGAAGTCGATTCATGCAAGAGCAATCAAGCATTAGAATGCAACAAGCACAGCAACAGGAAGCTACCTCTAGGGAACTTGAACAAGTAAGTAGGAAGTCTCAAGAAGCTTTAGCTAGAGCGAGAGTTTCAGCAGGTGAAGCAGGTGTTACAGGTGCTAGTGTTACTGCTTTAATGGATGACTATACTAGACAGGAAGCAGGGTATAGAGCAGCAGCTTTAAGACAACAAGAGTTAACTGGAGTGGGTACTGGATTAGGGTTAGAACAAGCAGGGTTCGCTACTACTCAACGTCAAATAAGCATTAATCAACCTCTTGGACCACCTGTCAGTCAACCTAGTATTTTAGGTGCAGTGTTGCAAGGTACTTCTCAAGCGATGAGTGGCTATGCAGCAGGTCAAGGTATTAGTAGTAGGATGGGATCACCGTCAACAGGAACTACATCAGCCCAGAGTTATACACAAGCAATGACAGGTAGGAGAAGATAATGGCAGAACGAGTACAAGTACAAGGGTTAGGTGACGCAGTTCCAGGTATTCAACCTACTATTCAACGAGCAGGTCAATACAGTGTAGGTCAGCGTAGAGCTAGTGCAGTTGGTAGGAATAAGTTGATGGACCTTGCTGACGCTCTTTCACAGGTTAATCCTATGCTTCAGCAGTACACACAGGTAGCCGATATAGAAGCAGAACAATTTGAGGATGAGTTATCAAGGAAGAGTCCTGAAGAGATTCAAGCGATGCTTCAAAAGACAGAGGGAGAGTTTGATAAGCAAGTAAGAAAAGGTGCGATAAGCTGGCTAACTTCTCCTATTAATCAGAAGAGGAAGATAGAAGCTTTAGGTAAAGTAGCCAGCCGTGATTTGATGGTGGAAATTAATAAGCGTCTTACTAATCCTCTAGCAGATGATCCTGAAGGAGGTGCTGATATTGTAAATAAAGTAAGAGATGAGTACATACAAAATAACCCTGGATTAGCAGGTTCTGTTATTGCACAGCAAGGTTTACAAAAAGCTATCAACCCACAAATACAACCTCTTGTAACAAACTTTGAAGTAAGACAGAACGCTAAAGCGAAGGGAGAGACTGCACACGGTGTTATGAGTTCTTTCTATGAAAATGTTAGAGGTGGGTATCAAGGAGGGGAATTAAACCTTGAATCAAAAAATGAATTAGCTACATCTTGGTCTTCTTTAAATTCATACTCAGCTGAAGAACAAAGAAAAATATTCGGAGAAACTTTAATTGCTTTGTCTAGGGATGGACTAGGAGTACAAGCAGATGCTTTATTGGACTGGGCTACGACTAATTTAAACTTTGGTGCATCTAAGATGTCAGCTGCTGATCTAGGTATGTTCGATACTATGATAGATAAAGCGTCTGAAGATGCAGAGGAGGAGGAAGAAGAGAAAGAAAAAGAAGCAATTCAAAGTATCTACTACACAACATCAAGAGATATAGCTGTCATACGATCAGGGAAAGAGGTAACTTATGATGGTGTTTCTTATAAAAGTGAAGTCGAATATTTAAATGCTGTTAAAGAAAAGACATTTAAGGAAGACCCTGAATATGGAGGGCGAATAATAGAAACTCTAAGGGATTTAGAAAAACCTGACCCCAACCTAGAAAAAGATTTATCTAACACATTGATAAGAGAAACACCCTCTATTAGAGTCTTTGAGAGAAACCTAGCAGGTGAATTGGAAGCTTCTTTAGTAGCTGATTATGCTGATATAACAACAGATCAAAGAACTAGGGATATACTTTTAAATGCACAAGTTGAATATAGTAGTGACTACAATAATAAAAGTTTAGAACTTGTAACTAGCGGTCTTAATGAAACGGAAAGAAAAGCAGAACTAGAAACTTACGCTAAAGAACGTTATTCTTTTTACATAGAAAACACAGCTAATAAATTTAATATTTTAAAAGATAAGATAGACAAAGAAGATAAGATTGAAGTAGAGGCTAATAAAGTTTTAAATAGTAGCTACGAGGAATCTACAAAAGCACCTACATCTAATGATCTTTTTTACTTTGGTAAAGTAGCAGCCACTCCAGAGGGATTAAGGAATGTAAGGGTAGACTTAGCTAGAGAAGCTATAAAAGTAACGTTAAATCCAACAGCTGAACCAAAAGAAAAACAAAAATCTTTTATGTACTTAATGGAAGAGGGGAGTGAAACTTTAACTGTTTTGTCGGAGAGAATAAAACCTGGTGCTATAAAGGAAAAAGGAAGAAAAGGCATAGCTCCTAATCCTAATTATAATAGAACTAACTGGCGGTATAGCGGTATAAAACCAACTCCAGATGAGTATTACACGAGTAAAGAACGAGAGCAATACACCCAACAATATTTATTGATAGAAGGAATAACTGGAGGGTTCGTTGCTGCTTTGGCTGGAGAAGAACCTGTCACACAACTGGGCTTTAGATTTAAACCTGAGACATTACAAGATAAAACAAAAACAGTGAGAATGCTTACTGTACCTTCGATAGAAGCTGCAAGGGAAATAGACAAAGACGAAGATATGCCTCAAGAAGTTAAAGATGTGGCTACTAAAATAGGAGTAACAAATATTGTTAATTTTGTAAAAGATCAAAGAGAATTACATAAGCGACTTAATTTAATTAAATAAAATGGACGAGCAAAACATACTAGAAGAAGAAAATGATGATTTTTTTGACGTTGCAGGTGATGTATTAGCTGCTCCATTTAGAGGTGTAGAAGGTGCGTTTCAAGGAGCGTATAACCTAGCTGATTACATTTCTTTTGATGTACTGCCTGACTACGATACTAGATTCCTTGGTACTTCTAAGACTATGGCAGGTGGTGCTGTAGAAGGTATATCTCAGTTTGCTACAGGATTCATTCCTTTGTTTGGTCTTGCAGGTAGAGCAGGTGCATTAGCTAAAGCAGGTACTGTTACTAAAGGTGTTGTTGCTGGTGCTGCTACTGATTTTACTTTCTTTAACGGACAAGAAGCTAGACTATCTAATCTTATCCAACAAGTACCAGAGTTACAGAATCCAGTTACTGAGTTCTTGGCACACGATGAAGATGAAGGTGAGTTAGAAGGACGCATGAAGAATGTGTTGGAAGGTCTAGGTCTTGAAGCTGTAGCTGGTGTGTTTATTAAATCTCTTAAAGCCATTAAAAACGGTAGGGACGTAAAAACTCAAGGAGGTACTGCTGAACAACAAGCACAGGTAGTTAACGATACTCTTGAAGGTGGTAAAGCTTTTTCTGAAATGCCTCGTTTTACAGATGAATCAACAGATATACAAAAAGAACTAGACCTAGATAAAAATAGGCTTGATGAACTGTTAAAGAAGAAAGAAGAAGGTAAAGCTACAGGTGCTGATGAGACTAGAATCTCTATGCTTGAAAACCGTATAGAAGGTAAAGAAGCTGATCTTCGTGTGTTAGGTGATGTTAGGACTGCTGATGTAAAGGACAGAGTAAGAGTAGCAGAAGAAAGAGAACTACAGGAAAGAGTAGAAGAACTAGACGAAACTTTAGAAGACTTTGACGCTACTGTAGAAAGAGTACCTAGACCGTTCAAGACCTACGAAGAAGAAGGGATGATGGATATTATTCCTAAAGGTGCTGACACTCTAAAGAATAGGTTAATGAAGAAGTTCCCTATAAAGGGAGCAGACCCACAAGACGTAGCAGATGTAGAGAAGTTCATTGATGTGATGGGTAAGCGGTTGTTTGGTGATGTATCATTATCCGTCACTAACAAGATACCATCTGCTGGTCGTTATAACTTTGGTAACAATCTACTACAAATAAGACAATCTGTTATAGATGAGGGTGGTATTAAACGTACTATGGTCCACGAACTTTGGCACGGACTTAGTCGTTATCTTCCTAAAACAGATGTTACTTCTTTAACTAAACAGTTCGATAAAGCTAGAAGAGATTACATTAGAAGCTTTGGTGTTGATTTAGATGACACTGTTGATCCTTCTTCCTTACTTAAAAAAACAATACCTAAAGAACTAGAAAGATTTCTTAAAGGTAAGCACACATCTGAGAACTATAGGTTTAAAGATGTAGATGAATACTTTGCAGAGGAAATGACTGATGCTTTCTTAAAGAAGTTAGATGAGAAAGATTTAGCTCCTAATGGTACACTTAAAAGAATAGCACAAGAAGTAGCGATCATGTTCAAGGATATGTTTGCTTCTTTAAAATCTAAGTTAGGTATAGACCAAAGGCAGAAGATATTCAACGACTTTTTAAAACAGCGTAATGTAACTAAGAGAGCAGAAGCACCTTTAGATTTCGGTAAGACCTTTGCTGAGTTGCCTGAGTTTAAGAAAGGTAAAGAAGATGAGTTCCTTAGTGCTATACCTGACAAGTTTAGAGGGTATGCCGAAGCACTCATGGTAGGTGGAGTTAAACCTAGACTACCACAGTTTGCATTGGAGACTGGAGAGGATGCTATTGTTTTAAAAGAATTACTAGAGCAATACTATACAGCTAACCCTGATAAAATAGATGTAAAAGGAGTTGTAGTTGAAATTGATGAAGCACTCGATTTTGATTATGAATCACTAGGACAAGACATAAAAGATATTGAGAAAAGCGAGTTAGATAAACAAATTAGACAACAAAGTTTGAGAGACCAAGGACACGCTTTATCTTTAAATATAATAGAAAATGTAGAAGAAGCTAAGAAAGCTGGTTATGGTACTGTGTCTGTATCTAAATTAAAGAACTCCTTCCAACAACTTCTTACAGTAGCTGATGCTTATAGGAAAATAGGTAGAGGTACTGCTCAGTCTTTACAAGCTAGACGAGAAAACTTCAGAAGAAAAAAGATAGGTTTATCTGAAACAGAGTCAGAGATAGAAGGTTTAAGGAACGAATTTGTTAACAACTCAGGTAATATGAAACCTGAGAAAATGGTAAAAAGAATAGAAGAAATAATAGACCCTAACGATTTAGATGGAAGTTTTGCTGGTCTATTTAAGTTAGCTAAAAAAGCACAAGGTAAGAGTTTCTTGGATATGCCTACCGAATACTGGATGAACTCTATATTGAGTGGTCCTAAGACGCAGATGGTTAATATCATGGGTAATGCGTTGACACAGGTAATGACCACTTTAGAAACTGTGGCAGGTGGTATCGTTAGCGGTAACTTGGACATTGTTAAAGCTTCTTTAGCTTCTTGGTCGGATGGAGAGATGTGGAAAGAGGCAGCGAAGTTTGCTAAACAATCTTTTAAAGAACAGGAAAACATATTAGACCCGACAAACCGTGCTTTTGAAGAAAGTGCTAGAGGAGCTATTACAGGAGAACGTGTAGCAGATAGTTTCATGGGTCGCTTTGTAAGTGAAAAAGGTTTACGCAGTAAGGAAGCTATAGATGCTTACGGTAACTTTATTAGACTTCCTGGTAGACTTCTTCTTACTACTGATGAGTTTTTTAAACAAATTGCTTATCGCAGGGCTGCTAGATTAAAAGCAGCTATGTCAGGCATAAACCAAGGAATAATTGATCCGAAGAAGTTAGCTGACCACATAAACAGTACAGTAGATAAAGTAGTAACAGAGGGCGGTAGAGTGATGTCGGAAGAAAGTCTTGTCAGAGAAGCTTCTAAGATTGCTGATAGTAAAGGTTTAAAAGACAAACAAAAAGCAGATTTCATTATTGATTATAAAAATGAAAACTTTAACGAAGGTGCATCAGCTTTAGCTCAATATTCAGCAGACGAAGCTCAGTATCTAACCTTCACGAAAGAGTTACAAGAGGGAACATTAGGCAAAGGTTTACAGAACTTAACAAATCAAATACCGTTTCTGAGACTTGTTCTTCCTTTTGTTAGAACTCCAACTAATATCCTATCATTCGCCTTTGAGCGTACCCCTGGAGTTTTTATGCCTGGAGTATTAAAAGAAGAGCGTTCTAGGTTAATATCTGATTTAAAGAGTGATGATCCAGTAGAAAAATCAAGAGCACTAGGTAAGATGTTAACAGCAACTTTAACAGGAGGTACTCTAATAGATGTAGTTGCTAATAATAGAGAGTTTATAACTGGAGGAGGTCCAAAAGATGAGAAGCAAAAAGCATCTTTATTAGCCACAGGTTGGAAACCTTACAGTATAAAAATAGGAGATACTTACTATAGTTATCAAAGACTAGACCCTATAGCTACTATCATAGGAACTGCTGCTGATATTGTGGACACAGGTTTCAGATCTCCTAGAGGTTTCAACGATTCTAAACTTGAACACGGTTTTGCTGCTTTAACATTAGCTTTAACAAGGAACGCTACTAATAAATCATACTTAGCTGGTATTCAAATGTGGAGTAATGCTTTAGGAGACCCTGATAGATACCTTGAAAAACTAGGAAGAAATTACGCAGGTTCTTTTGTACCTAACGTAATGTCACAAATGCAGGACTATGACACGCAGGTGATGAAAGAAGTAAACTCTTGGAAGGATGCAGTAATAAGAAAGCTTCCTTTTGGTCGGGGAGGACTAGATAATAAGAGAAACATACTAGGAGAAGAGCTTATAGCTGAACAATCTCCTGAATACCTTGGTTTCATAAATCCTATTTCTTCTTCAACAGCTAAGAGTGACCCTATTATAAATGAGATGGCAAGCCTCAAACACGCCTTTAGACAATTAGTTCCTAAGTTGGGTTCAATAAATTTACTAGACTACGAAAACACCAAAGGTCAATCAGCTTATGACAGACAGTTGGAGCTTTTGAAAACTGTAAAAGTAGGAGGTTCAACTCTAAGACGAACATTAGGTAAGTTAATTAAATCAAAGACATATCAAAATTTACCTCCTGAGTCTCTACCTGGATTACCTAGTCCCAGAATTGATAAGATCACAAGTGTTCTGTCTAGGTTTAAAAAGGAATCAAGAAAGAAAATGTTAAAAGAGTTTCCTGAACTAGATCAACAATACTCAGCACTCACAGGAGCACAATCAGCTTTTAAAAGAGGCGTAAGCAGACAGGAAGTGCTTGAACTTTTACAACAAACAAATTAATAATAGATTACCATGGCTAATACATACGTAGACTCAATCGCAACAGCGTCTCAGACAGATTTTGCGTTTTCATTTTCTTATCTTAAAGCTGAACACGTTAAAGTTGAAATCAACGGAGTAGATACAGCTGCCTTCACATTGGTAACATCTCCTTCTAATAAAGTAGTTTTAAATAGTGGTGCTACAGCAGGGCAGGTCGTTCGTGTAAGAAGGAACAGTCAACCTGACACTAACCTTGTAGATTTTGTAAATGGTTCAGTACTGACAGAAACAGAGTTAGACTTTGCTTATCAACATAATAGATTTTTAAATGAAGAACTTGCTGAGTTAAATGAGGCTTCTCTTCAAATTGGACCAGGTGGAACAGATTGGGATGCTAAGTCTAATAAGATATTAAATGTAAGCACACCTACCTTAACAGCAGATGCAGCAACTAAAAACTATGTCGATCAAAAAGTAGAACAGATTGCTGCTGGTGCTTCTACTCCTCCGTCTAAATGGCAATTCACAGGTACAGCAGGAGCGAACACAACTTATACTGTTACTGATGCTGATGTATTAGGAGATAGTGCGTATGATGTTAGTGTTAACGGATTAGTAAAAGAACCTACAGTTGACTACACAGTAGACCCAGATACAGATACTTTAACAATTATTCCTTCTTTAGCTGGAGGGGAAGACATTGTTATTATTCAACGAGGGTTAGGTATTCCACTTACACAAGGCACTATAGGAACAGCTCAGATTAATGACGGTGCTGTTACTAACGCTAAGTTAGCTACTCCCTACTCCCATCCTAATCATACAGGAGATGTAACCAGTACAGGAGATGGTGCTACAGTCATAACTGACAACACTGTTACAGCTGCTAAGATTAGTGATACCGACAATCAATTCTCAGTAGACGATACATCTACACAGAAAACTGTAATTATCAACAACTCTTCAGGAGATGTAGACTTTATTGTAAAGAGTACTGGTAATGGCAACCTTATAGTCACAGACGGTGCAAACAACGCTGTTGGTATAGGTACTACTACTAATACTAACTTTGCTTTGACTGCTAGTAACGCTGCCATAGGCACTTCTTTGGTTGTATACGAACCTACTGGTTCATCTACGGAGGGTGGACAGATAAATATAAATAAAGCAGGTGTATCTACACCCTCGTCAACTGAAAGCGATGGTTTTGTTATCGATGCTTATGATACAGGTGCTACAGGTAATTATGGTCTAGCAGCTGACACAGATGTATTAAGGATTATTGGAACACCAGGTAGTGGTGCAGATGAAAAGTCTATAGTAATTACCGAAGATGCTGATGTTATAACAAACGGTGATATAAAGTTTAGAGCAGCAGGTGCGAACAATATAGGAGAGGCTGGCATTGAAGCAGGACAAGTACATTCTCAATTATTAGTTTTAAAGGACGGAGTAACTGCTCCTTCTACTTTTTCAGGACAAGCTGCTATTTATGTGGATAGTGCAGACGGTGATCTTAAAATTAAATTTTCAGATGGTACTGTTAAAACAATAGTAACTGACTCATAATGACTGAGCAACTCTCACACTTTCTCGACACTGCTCTAGCTGTTATTCTAGGAGCTATTGGATGGGTTATAAAGAAACTATCCGATCGACTGGATACAGACGAGAAACGATTAACAAAGATTGAAGTAGAGTTAGCTACGCAACGAGAACGAGATACTGCTGTTGAGAACCGTATGAGTGGTCTTGAAACAACGGTTAAAGAGATTAACGGTAAACTAGATAGAATGATGGAGATATTAATTAAACGATGAAAAAAGGATTATACGCAAACATTAACAGAAGAAGAAAGCTAGGCATTAGTCGTAGCAAGAAGAAGTCTACTATATCACCTAAGTCCTACGCAAATATGAAGCGTGGGTTTAAAAAGTGAGAAGTGTATCGTTATCTCTAGGTAGAGGTGAGAAGTCTAAGAAGGGTGGACTCACTGCTAAAGGCAGAGCTAAGTATAACAAGGCTACTGGGTCTAACTTAAAAGCTCCTCAACCTGGTGGTGGTCCTAGAAAGCGAAGCTTCTGTGCCAGGATGGGTGGTAATAAAGGACCAATGAAAGATAGTAAAGGTAGACCCACTAGGAAAGCTTTAGCCCTTAGACGTTGGAAGTGTTAACAAATGCCTCAGTAAGAAGTTGATGAGATGACAGAGATAAACGCAAACGCATCCGCTAAAGTACAACTCGCTTTTGCTGCAAAGGTAATTGCTTTGGTAGGAACTGCGGTTTGGGGATATTCAGTAATTGTCAACCGCCTAAATACCATTGAAATGGATATATCTAGGATTCAACATGAGCTTAATTTGAACTCAGAATTTCGCATAAGATGGCCTCGTGGGGAGATCGGTTCACTACCTGCTGACGCTACCCAAGACATGAACATTGAACACCTAAAGACTAGGGTGAATAAACTAGACGAGCACGTAGATAAGTTGCGTTACGGTGTTCCTATGACTAGAGA